CATGCGTCATATGCCCATGGGTAGTTGAACGGTTTAAAATATGCTCGTTCTGTCATTAAGGTCATACTGTTTCTGCCCACTTTACTAAATCGTCATAACCGCCAACATGCTCACCGTTCACCCAGATCTGAGGAACAGTCTTCACGTCAGGCAATTGTGCGGTAATGTCTTCCCAAAGGCAGTCCTTACCGACTACCATTTCTGTATACTGGATGTCCATTCCTACCATAAACTCTTTCGCAAGAGTACAGTATGGACAATCAGGTTTTGATACTATTTGTGCAAAATAACTTGTCATTTCTTACCCTTCGCATGCCACACAGTTATCACCGTCGATCATTGCCTTGAAGTCAATTTCTTTAATTGCTTCACGCTCAATGCGCTTAGAAACCTTGTCTGCTTTTCCTATTTTTTCTGAACGACAATAATATAAAGTCTTCAACCCCTGCTTCCATGCGAGGAAGTGGACAGCATGAAGATATTTGATATTTGCATCAGGACGGAAGAATAGATTGAGGGACTGTGCCTGATCAATAAACTTCTGCCTATCTGCCGCATGCTCAATAACCCAACGTTGGTCAATTTCCATTGAAGTTTTAAACACTTCCTTGGTAGTTGCATCCATCCACGTAAGGTGTTGCACCGAACCATCGTTGGCGATAATCGAAGACCAAGTCTCGTCATACCATCCTTCCTTGTGGTTCGCTGCTTCGATTTTCACAATAAAGTCAAGGTATTTATTCTTATTGAGAAATGAACCCGATAATGTATCTTGGCGATATGCATTTGCTCGCCATGGTTCAATCGATGGACTGGTGTTGCCCATGATGATTGATGACGATGCATTTGGTGCGATTGCCTGTGTATGAGAGAATCGACGACCAGTTCCTACAGCATCAGGTGCTTCACCACGTTCAGCGCCAAGTTCTAGATTTGCTTCATCCAACTTCTTCTTGATATGCTTGAACATACGCATGTTAGTACCCTTGGCAACTGCCGACTCCCATGCAATATTCTTGCGTTGCAGATAAGCATGGAAACCCAGTGCACCAATACCAATTGAACGCTCGCGCATCGCTGCATACTTAGCACGTTTAACTGTGTTCGGAGCATTGTCAATAAAATACTGTAGAACATTGTCAAGCATTTCTGCCATGTCCTTGAGGAACAACGGATCCTTCGACCATGCATCATAATATTCTAGATTAACTGATGACAAGCAACAAACAGCAGTACGCTTCTTGTCAGTTGGTAGAATGATTTCTGAGCAGAGATTTGATTGGTGAATCTTTAATCCGAGATCCTTCTGGAACTGCGGCATCATACGATTAGATGTATCAATGAAATGTAGATATGGTTCGCCAGTCATCATACGCAGTTCTAGAATCTTCTGCCATAGTTCCTTTGCAGAAACTGTATCGCGAACTACTCCTGACTTGGGATCGGTTAGATTCCAACTGTCATCTGCTTCATGGTCTGCCATGCATCGTTGGATGATTTCCATAAAGTCATCGGTAATGTTGATTCCGTGATGTAGATTGAGGCATCGGATGTTGGGATCTCCAGTGGGTTTACGCATCTCAAGAAATTGTCCCACGTCAGGATGACTAATGTCAAGATAAGCGGCATAACTGCCACGACGAGTGCGACCCTGACGATACGCCATGGAACTTGCGTCATAAGTTTTAAGATGTGGCATAACGCCAGTAGACTTATCGTCAGCAGCACGAATTCCAAAACCAATTCCAACTCCTCCTCCAATCATGGACAACCAATTGGTTTCGCTGAGATTCTCAACTAGACCTTCTGCGGTGTCGTCAATGAAATTTAAAAAACAACTGATTGGCATGCCACGCTTAGAACGACCAAAGGAAAGAATTGGTGTAGCATATGACAACCAATGCTTAGATGAATACTCATATAAACGCTGAGCATGCTCCAGATTTGATGCGAACGCAGTAGAAACATAGGCGAATCTATGCTGCGGAGAAGTTTCGTCCTCGCGCATGTATGATTCTTCTAGTCGCTGGATACCAAGTTTATCGAATAGAGAGTCTCGTGAATAATCTATTTCTATACCCAGATATGTTTCTTTTTTCATTTATAGTCCCTGTTCCTTCAACACTTTTTCAATGTCTGGTTTGAAATATGATTCTGGTTTTAGAATCTTACCATCTGCTCGCTTCTTAATTTTACCACCCTCAGAAACCTTGCTCATGTTCGAAGCACGAACTTCTTCCCAGACTTTATTGAAGTCGATACCAAGAGTTGTAAACAATCCTTGGATAACCCACACTAGGTCGGCACCACCGTCAGCAATGTCTCCGATATGGCGACGAATAAATCCATCACAAAGTTCTTGGAATTCTTCATCAATCAGGTCAATATATAGGCGTGCTTGCTGCTCATTTTTCTCGTTCAAGTGTGGCGTTTCACCAATATACTGATCGGCAGCTGTCATAAATTCGGTAACGTCTTTTTGGTTATTCATAATATTTTCTTCTTTCCTTAATGTAAAACTGCCATCTTCATTTTCAATCCAGATGATATCATCTCCTGGTTTCCAACCAACTTGTTCAAAAACATCAGATTCTAGATAGTAAAAATCTTCTTCTTCATTGTATTTTATAATTGCGGTTTCGTGCGGGTTTTTGGACTCTAAATTCGGCCGCGAAAAAATCACGTCCCGAGAATTTTGAAACTTTTTTCCAGATTGGGTCAAGGTGGTTTCCTTTCGAACTAGTTCGAATTCATTATAATAGTGGAAATACGCTACTGACTCATCCTGTATCTTATCATTCATGGTAGTTTTCTTTCGAACTCTGCTTGCGCTGCCATGTCATCTAGTGCCTTGATTACATCTGGGAAGTGTTGACCGATGATTGTCCAGCACTGCTCGGCGACGATACGGTGTTCTTTCTGTGTCGCTTTATCCATGCGCAACTGACAATAGTGAACCCACGAACGCAACGAACCTGCCATGATCATGACCGACTCTGTATTTCCTTCAGGCAGAACAGCACGTGCCTGTTCCTTGGCAATACCATTTTCAATTGCCCACTCATACGCATCTAGTGCTGCATCAGTAGCAGTTACCTGTCTCATTGCCCATTCTTCTTGTAGACGAGAGTCTTCAACGTCTACTGAGTTCTGTCGGTTCTTGGCATCCTGGAGGCGTGCTTCCCGTACAACAAATCCCAGATCCTGGGTTGGATCGGCGTAACGCTGACTGTACTCTTGGAATCTGAAAGAACTATGCCGCAAAATCTGGCGGGCAATATCTCGTGTTGTTTTAATTTCCATTGATACATGGACCATCTCCAAAGGTGACCAATGTTGGTTCTTAATAAGATACTGAACCAGTTTAGGTGCTGTTGCTGTATTGTTTTGGTTGCCTGGATTAGATACTCTTGCTGCCCATGCAACCAGTTCATTGGCAGAGTTACATTCTGTGTAAGCAGAAGGTTTAGAAAGACTTACTAGGTTTACTTCACTCATTAAATGTTTTCCAATGCTTCCAGCTTGTCTTTGTATTCAGCGATATGACCAAGTTCTAGTTCAATCGCGCCTATGAAGTCAGTATGCTCATGAATTGCGATTGGGTTATTCATCATAACACGCACATTCATTGCATGCTTTTCAATATTCGCTTGGAACTGTTTCCGAAGCACATGTTTAATATCATCTTTCATTCAACTCTCCATGATTTTGTATTCAGTTTAATATTAGTCGGCCAATCACCCTCGGTAAATGACTTGTCGTGGAACCGTAGTTCATTTGTTGGCATGATACACAGTCTGCCGTTGTCTAGTTCTATAAACATAAACTCTTTAGATTGCGATGGATGCATACTGTAACCATCGTTCATAGGAATAGCAGTAAACAGATAGCGACCAAACTCTCCGGTGCTGCGTATCTCTGCTCGCTGAGTGTTCAGATAATCATATCGCACAACCGAGAACTGATCACCATAACAATCCCATACCTGTGTATCATCAAGTCTCCAAAATGGTTCTGGTTCTGCAGAAAATGCCAGAGCATGCGGAGGAACACTGCGCCAGACCGCACCACATTCCAACATCACATGGCACCCCCACGAATGTCCAGGTTTTGAATGTAATGCAAACCAGATACAGGGTTCAAAGGTATATGGTTCTACACCCTTGCGAATGAACGATGAGTCCACCCAGCAGTAGATGTGATTCGGAATATTACCTGAACCAGTATAAAGCATTACTCGACTTCAAACTCTTTGACTGTTTGGAACTGCGCCTTGCTCACAAAACCAATACCCAATAGAGTATCTACGCGAGCAGAAGCATCAGAATAATCAATGTATGTGCCATCATCGAACCACCACCAGCGGTCGAGACCAAGAAACCAGCGAGGTTCGCGGCGATACTCAACCAACCACTTACCGTCTGTTCGATGGATACGTAACTTTGTAATGCGAATATGGTTAAACTCAATACCATATTCATTAGCGACCAATTCGCTCATACCTTCCTCCACATGGCATACTTTGCCTTTGCTGCTAGTCCTTGAAACTTATTATGATTTATAATATCTTGAATTTCCTCGGAAGTCAATCCATTTTCAACCATTTCATTAATATCTTTTCCTGGAACATCTGGCCAGATTACGATTCTATATCCCTGATCAATATACTTATTCATCAATTTACCAACTTCTCTGTTCTTAGGTTGGTTGTCGAAAATGATTGTTATTTTATCTTTTGAGATCGGGAGTTGATCAATCTTTCCGAATGAGGTTCCAGCACAAGCAATAGAATTATGCAGAAAAAGGGAATCAAGAGGTCCTTCGACGACGAATACTTCTTGCGTAGGATCGACCTTATCCAAACCAAAAATCGAGGGAGCATCTTCGTCTACCTTAATGTTAATATAACGAAGTGACTCACCTCTGATTCCGCGAAGGCTAACAACAAGGAGTTTGTTATTGCCATCAAGAAAAGGAATCGCGAGTCGCGGTTCAGACGTAATGATCGAGTCTTTATATTTGTCATTAAGTTGTATGACATCTTTAACATTAGGTATGAAATACAACCTATCAAAAGCAT